TCGTCAGGAATACCATTATTAAAATTGATTAACATACTTGGCGCAAGTCCATTAAGTATATTATTTAGATGGTAATTCGATATTTCTTCCTCTAACTCCGAATACTGTAAACCTCCTTGATATGAAACAGGCGAATAATAATAAAATCCTGTTTTGTAAGGTTTGATGTAGTATATTTCTACCGACTCTTTGCTAAATCCAAATGCCGGTATTCTTTTTAATTCGTCTCCCTTTTTATATTTTGTCCAATCGGGACTGTAATAGTATGCCTCAATATCTCCTTCTTCATTAGCTTTTTCTGCTCGTAATGTTTCTATCGGAAAATGATATACCGAATCTATTTTCGTATGGTTAGAATTATAAATTACTTGAACCGCAGACTGACCTAATAAATAAAAATCATTTACAATACGCTGAACATCCTCATTTGAAAATAAAGATTTCATTCTCGCATATTCGTCGGGTTTTTTGCTTGAATCGGTCGCGTCTAATCCTTTACCGTATATTAACTGACTAATTCCATTAATCGCGGCATTATTTGTAGGACTTCCGTTATAGCGGTCTATTAAATACTGAAAATAGTTATTGTCTTGACCGTATGAAACAAAGTCTTGATTTTTAACCTCCATTACTTTTGGGGTAGTGTAGGTTGCCAGATTTACAATTTTTATACTCATAATATTACATAATCATTATCGTAAGACGTATCGCTTGTATAAACGTCTTTGTTTATATCGTAGTAATCGTTTTGATCTTGGTCTACGGTTTGGTCGGTGCAAAATACTTTGTCTTTGTAAATAGCCTCTGAATTGTATTCTATTTTTAAATCGTAAAACCTACCCTCTGTTAGAGAAAATGCCTGCGTTATTACCATTTTATCTCTTGTAACCACGTAATCGGTATCTTTTACTAAATTGTACGATACTACTGTATTTGTCGAATCGTCTCTTAAACTCAATGTAGCGGTATCTGTATATTGTCTCGGAATAACACTAATCGTTTGAGCGTTTGTAGATGTCGTTAAAATCTTCATACTATTATAACGCTTAAATAAAATTATTTGCACAAAAAAAGGGCGGCAATAGCCACCCCTAATTTATAGTAAACGTTTTTGTTTACGGATTTATTACTGTTGCAGAAGTGTCCGCAATAACAATCGCCGCATCTACAAAGTATGCCGGCAATGTTTCCATTGCAGAAAGTGTTAATGTAAAACCACTTAGGTCTCCCATAGCCGCTCCTGTTACAATTGTCCCTCCTGTTACGTCTGCACCGTGTACCGCTCCTACTAAAAAGTAGTTTCCGTTATAATCTTGTACGAACACGTGCGGTCTTGCTTTAACGATTGCAATTAACTCCTGTTGAGTCTCTAAATCTAATTTCGTTAATGTAAGATTAAGCGTTTGCTCATAAAAAGACGTTCCGTTTTCACGTGAAGCCGTTATTGTTTGTTCTAATGAAGAACTTCCTTTTATATCGTATTTGAATAAGTCGGGCGTTCCGCTAATTGCCGTTACTTCTCCGCTCGTTACTGTTAAAGTCCCAAGTGTACCGAAATCTGCAAAATATACTGCGGTTAATCCACCAACGCTATCCTTACAAGGTAATGTTCTTCCTGTTGATAAAGTACAAGCCATTAGTTATATTTTTTTAAGGTTATTAAAAAAGGGGCGGTAGGTCTTTTACGGACTTACCTACCCCTTATTTTATTTTAAGTATAAATTACGCTGGTGTGTAAAGAACGATGTCAGAACCGATACCGTACTGTACCCCTGCAGTAAATCTCATTATTACACGAACGTTCATAGAACCGTCTAAATCTCCCATATCTAACACTTTTACTTCGTTAGAATCGGAAAGCAATCCTGTACCAAAATATAAGTTAGATTTTTCAGCAGCTACTATATAGTTGTTAGCTAATCCATTTGCAACGAAGATTTTTACACCGTCGAAAGATAATGAACCGTTATTAAACCATTGTGTACCTTGTGCGTTTGTACCGTTTGCACCTAATCCTGCAGCTGCAAATCCACCTAATGCTCTTACGTAAGCTCTTGCTACGTTTTGAGACACGTAAAGGTTTAAGTCTTCTTTTCCGTACAAAGTAGCCGGAATAGCGTCAACAACTTTACCTAATTCGTCAATAACGTTAGCGGCAGTAATAGCCGTTCCAACTACGTCAACAACGTCTGCGTCAGCAGTCATTAATGTAACTAAACCGTCAAATTCTCCTGCGTTTCCGGTAACACCTTTCCAAATGTTATTTTCTGTTTTTTCAGCTACTTTACCGGCTACGTGTGCGATTAAGAAATCAGCAAATGAAGGTGGTAATGAATCGAATGCAGAAATACCCATTGATACTGCCTCCCAATCAGAGTGAAAGTTTTTTTTACATAATTCTACGTTAACTTGGAATTCTTCCGGAGTAATAATTCTTTCAGTTAATGTAATTTCAGCCGTATCTGTGAAGTCACAAGACGCGTCTTTAATCAAGTTGTCGTCAGAGGCTACTTTTTTAATAACTTCTTTGTACTTAATGTTTGGTTTTACGGTAATACCGCCATTGTCTAAAGTAGCACCCGATAAAAGTGCCGCCGCTACATACTCGTTAGCAAATTCCCCTGCGTATGTAGTTGTGATGTTTGTTGTAGTTGCCATTTGTTATAGAAATAATTAATTATTAAACATTCTTGCGTAAACTCTATCCATTGTAGAACCATTTGAACGACCTCCGATTTTCTTTAAAGATTGTTTTTTGGTGTTCGCCTCTGGATTGTGTTTTAATTTTTTTGAAGATAATTCTTCTTTAACTTCCTCTTTTACTTCTTCAGCGGTTTCCGCTACTTTAGTCAAAGAATCTTTTAGTGCGTTAAATTCCGCTACTAAATTTGCGAAATCTTCCATAGAAACATACTCTTTAGTTTCCATCGGAGCTTCTTCTGTTACATCTTCAGCCATTTCGGTAACACCTTCTTCTGTTGGCGCTACTTCTTCTGTTACGGCATCTTCTTCGCTTTCTTTAATTTCAGCGATAATACCTTCTTCTTCGACGATTAGAGTTTTACCATCTTCGAGCGTATAGTCTCCGGTTGGTAAAGCTACTGTTTCGTCCTCTGTTACAATAAATACTGGTTCGCCAGGCTCGAACATTTCAGCCTCTAAAACCGTTCCGTTTTCTAACTTCATTGACGACAGTTTCGTTTTCACGTCTGCGTTCAATAATGTCATAATTTTTTCTAACATTACAGTTGCTTTCATATTAAACAATAAATTAATTTTATATAGTATTATAACGCTTGTGCAAAAATATTTGCATTTTTAACTTTTTCGATAAATAGATCCTATTCCTTGCGCCCATAGTGAACCGTCACAGCATTTGCGAGAATATGTATTTTCGTCTTTACATAAACAACCTCTGCCGCTCGATTTAGGACTTGAATAGGATGGCGTTACAAATTCGTTTTTATTACGCATAACTTTGTGTTTTTTGAATAAAGAATATTATGTCCCATATTTTAGCCGTGCCTCCTGTTGCAGTAACTTCCCACCAAGAACCGTTATTGATAAAATTATTATCTGCGTAATATTGAAATACCCGATGGTAATTGTGTTCTAAATCGTTACCTTTTGAAAATATAACCTCGCCTGTTATTCTATCGTATGGCGTACCGTTTTCGCCCTCAAATTTTAAATCTAATAATGTTTGGTTAGCATTTGCCGCACTACATTTGAAAACAAGAGTCATAATGTAAGTGTCATTAACATTATCTGCTAAAACTCTTTTTGTTGTGCTATCGTAATAATCTACTCCTACATTACTTCTATAAACATTTGCGCCATTATTAGGAATAATTACAGAGACGCCGTCTGATAAACTCAATTTATTTGCAGATGTATATTGGTCGTCATCGTATCTTGCCCATCCTAACGCTTGGCTTATTGGATATTGCGGGAATACTCTAACCCATTCGCCACCGTAAACAGTATAAACTCCGGACTCTGTCGTTACATATGCGCCTTCTTCAATTTTGTAAGAATTTCTAATCGCATCGGAATCTACATCAACTTGTACTTTATATGAAGTGTTTTTAACGTTTCGCATTTTCTATTATTAATTTTTTAACTTTTAATAGTTTCTTAGCGGCATCTAACTCAATAGACAAATCTTCTTCAATTATTTCTTTGGGTTTCTCGGCTTTGTCAGCAAAATACCCCTCAATAGAAAATCCTTTAACCTTTCCTGTTTTCACATAGTTATTCCATATATCATCGTTATTTACTTTAAACGAACCCGCCCACGTTCCAAGAGGATAGTCCATACCATATAATGCGGTTTTGTCTTTCTCTCTATCTTCTACAATCCAAGACTCTACTAACGTTAATCCTTCTATTTTTTCAAAATGCTCATATGTAGCGTTGTTTTGATTGCCACGCATTAAATATAATTCTGACGCTTTTTTAACCGTATCGCGTGTAAAATAAATATAGTATTCTTCTTCGCCGTCTCTACGATAAATTGGTTTATTAGGCACTAATATTGCTCCCATCAATAAACGTTTCTCTTTATCGACTTCGGCAAATTTAAACTCCTTTTGTTCTTTTAATGCAATAAAATTTTCTTCGATTGCGGGGCTTTCGACAATAGAGATAGCTTCGATACCGCTATTCTCATCTAACTCGTCTATTATTAACTCGACTATTTTCATAACTATATAACGAATGATTTTTAAACTTTGCTTTTATATACTCGCGCTTTGTACGATGTTTCTTTCCATACTTTGTGCGGTACTCACGTCTGACGCTACTACATACGCTTTGATTGGTTGGCTCTCTTGCGCTCCAATTGATTGCGCTAATTGGTTTGTGCCTCCTTGTCCAACAATATTAAACGACGCGGGTATAGATGGTACTGCCGATGCGGTCATTCCACGCCCTCCTGTTACCGAACCGCCTCCAAATTTAGCCGCCTCTCCTTTTGCTTTTGAAAATGCAGAAATCATAGAAGCTATAACCGCCGCCGCACTTACCGCGTAAGACGCTATTACAAATGGGTTTAATGTAGAAGTAGCTTTTGCAGCACCTTTTGCAACTTCCGTTCCTGCAACTGCCGCGTTCATTGAAGCCTCCCCAACTGTCTCTGCAGCTTTTGCTTTCATCTTTGTAAACGACAATTGAATCTCTTTTAAAGCCATTAATTGTTTTAATGCAAATGCCGCTTTGGATATTGCAGTCTCTTGACCAAATATTCCTTGAATTGTAGATAATGTATTTAATTTAGCATCTTGTATTAATGCCTCCGCTTCTAATTCAGCATCTTTACGAGTCTTTATTCTATCTAAATCTAATTGCAATTCGGCGTCAAAATCCGCATTTTCTAATCCTTCTAATTTATTAAACATAGAAAACATTTCGGGGTCTTCTTCTACTTTCTGTTTAACAGTCGAATTAAATGAATCTAAATACGCTTGCGCTGACGTGATACCAAACTCTTTAAAAAATTCGTCGTTTAACGCTTTAGCTTCCGCCGCCAATCTTTCGGAATCTCCTAACCCT